CTCTTATGTTGGATATATATCAGAACCTATGATAGATCTAAATGACTTCTTAGTTAAAGGAGAAAAATGGTTGTACGATACTCTTGCAAAGTACAAGCAAGACGTACTGCCCAATGACTTTAGACTACAGATAGACTATCGTGCTGACACATATCACAACCAAAATGCAGGACAAATATTAATACAGTTACACAAAACATTAACTCAGTTAGACTTTCCATTTTTCTTTGTAGAAATTATAACCACTAATACTAATATAGAAAAAGAATTAGAGCACTGTACACAAAATTATTCTAACGAAATAGACTGTTTAAAGTATAAGATTGTACCAGGCGAGTTCAATGGGTCATATTCTAAATATGACAGCAAATGTGTATTGCCTTGGATACACTATTATATTAATCCTCAAGGACAAATAGGTCCGTGCTGTATGTTTGATGAACGGTTTCCACAAGGAAATGTAAACACCCAAGGTGTAGAAAATATTCATGGCATGTTAGAAGGTGTTAGGCAAGATATGCTTGCTGGCAAACGTAACAACACTTGTTCTACCTGTTGGAAAAAGGAAGATGCTGGTTTAAAAAGTGCTAGACAATCTGCTAATAACAAATGGGCGAACTACAAAGAATCAACAGATATCGTACTACGACATTTAGACATAAGGATAAGCAATAAATGCAACTTTATGTGTAGAATGTGTAGTGGGAAGTTTAGCAACAGAATAGCGCAGGAAGAACGTAAGTTATACGGTAACACAAAATACTTTGACGAAAAAATAGACACAACACTAGAGGACAAGATATTTGATCTAGTTGTTAAGAATGTAGACACTTTAGAAGAAGTATACTTTGCTGGTGGCGAACCGCTTATTAACGACTTTCATTACAAGGTGTTAGACTATTTGCGAGAGCAAGGAAAACAGGATATTCGTATCGGATATAATACAAATCTCAGTATTATCAAATATAAAAACTATGACTTACTGGATCATTGGAGTTGGTTTAATAATGTTACCGTAGGAGCAAGCCTAGACCTAATAGGTGCGCCTGCAAACTATGTAAGGCATGGTGCAGAATATGAGACGCTAGAACAAAACTACTATCATGTACGTGACTATGTTAACTTTACAATTACTAGCATACTCCATCTAATGAACGCTTATAATCTACCCAAACTACACAAGCACTGGTCTAATATAATACCAAGTTCTAGGATAAAGTTTGACATATTAGTAAACCCTAGTGAACAACAGTTGACAGTTCTGCCCAACGTGTATAAACAAGAACTTACGGAGATATACAATAGCATGAGTAAGCAATGGCAGGAAGCAGCTACTTTTATGAACAGTCGAGATGACAGCCATTTGCTTAAAGAGTTTTTTAGATTAACTGACGATAAGGATCGTGCTCGCAATCAGTGCTTTGAAGATTCCTTACCTGAATATTCTGACTTGCGTAGTTATATCTAAAATAGTATAATAACAATATGTTCAAACTTAATACGCTAACCGTTAAAAATTTCATGAGCGTGGGTAATCAGACCCAGGCTGTTGACTTTGACCGTAGGGACTTAACTCTTGTGCTGGGTGCAAACTTAGATCAAGGAGGTGACGATTCTGGCGCCAGGAATGGCACGGGTAAAACCACAATCATCAATGCCCTGAGTTATGCTCTCTACGGTCAAGCCCTTACCAACATAAAACGTGATAATTTAATTAACAAGACCAATGGTAAAAATATGTTGGTTACCTGTGAATTTGAATCACAAGGTGTGGTTCATAGAATTGAACGCGGTCGTAAACCAAATGTTTTAAAATATTACGTAGCAAACAACGAGCAAGATGTTGATGAAGAGCAGCAGGGCGAAAATCGAGAAACGCAGATAAACATTGAAAAGACGCTGGGCATGAGTCACGACATGTTCAAGCATTTGGTGGCTTTAAATACCTATACGCAGCCATTTTTAAGTTTAAGCGCAAACGATCAGCGTACCATTATTGAACAAATGTTGGGTATTACCTTGCTCAGTGAAAAAGCCGACAGCCTCAAGGATCTAATTAAACAAACCAAAGATTTCATTACCCAAGAAGAATATCGCGTCAAGGCTGTAGAAGAAGCAAATAAAAAAATACAAGAACAAATAGAAAATTTAGAACGCAGGCAACGACTCTGGCAAGCAAAGCACAGTGAAGAAATTTTAAACCTTGAACGCGATATCAACGATCTAAGCCATGTTGATATTGAGCAAGAATTAGCTTTACACAATGACTTAAAACAGTGGACCGAGGAAAACGCACAGCAAGAACAACTTGCTAAGGATATTAGCACAATTGAGTCTCAGATTATTCGGGCGCATCGCGACTTGGAAAAAACCAAGCATGCGTGGCTTTCGGCCCAAGATGGTCATTGCGGGGTCTGTGGTCAAAGCACAGAGCATTTGGAAAGTCATCGACAGCATCTTGCTGAAACTGAAAGGGACTACAATGACGCAGATAATTTCTCTAGAGAGTTACAAGCAGCAAAAGAGGAACTCTCAGGTAAACAGAAAACCTTACCCGCTGCTCCCAAAACTTTCTATTCAGATGTCAATGACGCTCACGGACATAAATCAAGCTTGGCAACACTGGCAGCAAGGCTACAACATAAAAACAATGAATCTGACCCTTACACCGATCAAATTACCGATATGCGAACAGCCGCAGTTGAAGAAATAGACTGGTCAAAGATCAACGAATTGAACAGGGTTTTAGATCATCAAGAGTTTTTGTTAAAATTACTAACCAACAAGGACAGTTTTATTCGCAAGCGTATTATTGATCAAAACCTACAATTTTTAAACAGCAGACTCACACACTATTTGTCAAAGATGGGTTTACCTCATAGTGTGAAATTTATGAATGACCTTAGCGTAGAAATACAGGAACTGGGCAGGGATCTAGATTTTGATAACCTAAGCAGAGGAGAGCGAAATAGGCTTATACTGAGTTTAAGCTGGGCATTTAGAGATGTGTGGGAAAGTTTGTATAACCCTATCAATCTACTATTCATTGATGAAGTGGTTGACAGTGGTATGGACAGTTCTGGTGTAGAGAGTGCGCTGGCAGTTTTAAAGAAGATGAGCCGTGAACGAAACAAAAGCATTTGGTTAGTTAGTCACAAGGATGAACTCGCTGGGCGTGTCAATAATATACTTAAAGTTGTAAAAGAAAATGGCTTTACAAGCTACGATACGGATGTGGAAGTAGTATGAAGGTTTTACATCTAGAGTCTACCGATGTTTGCCAATTAGCATGTCCGCTGTGTGCTAGGGAAACAAATCCAAAATTTAATAAAAAAGAACATAATCATTTAACTATTGAAAAAATATCTAAATTGCTATCGGTTGACAGTATTTCTAAACTGGAAAAAATGTTTATGTGTGGAAATTATGGTGATCCCGCTGCTGGAAAGCATACACTGGAAATTTATGAATATTTTAGAAATATCAATTCAGGAATAGTCCTAGGCATGAACACCAATGGCGGTTTGCAATCTGCAGATTGGTGGTATAGTCTGGCCTGCATCTTTAACCAAACCTATGACTATGTCGTTTTTAGTATTGATGGATTGGAGGATACCAATCACATTTATAGACGTAACATTAACTGGCAAAAGCTCATGGAGAACTGCGCTTCTTTTATTAATGCAGGCGGCAGTGCACACTGGGATATGCTGGTTTATAAACATAATCAACACCAGGTTAATGCTTGTGAACAGCTAGCAAAAGATCTTGGTTTTACTTGGTTTAGGGCAAAAGTTAGCAAGCGTCCTTATATTGCTGGCTTAGAATTTCCATCTGGGTGGACTAATCCTATAGTTGATGGTGGTGAAATTTTTTGTATGGCAGAACAAGAACAAAGTATATATATTGACGCCAGGGGAAACATGCATGGCTGTTGTTGGTTAGGTAATAAATTAGATAATACGCTACAGTTGTCTGATGTTAAAAAAACTTGGAACACCAATAGTCCTAATAAAATTTGTTATGAAACATGTTCAGCTAAAACAAATAGTTTTAAGAGCCAATGGCAGAGAGAAGTTCAATTAAAATAATGTTTAATATAGAACATATACACATGGAAATAAGCAGTAAATGTACACTAAAATGTCCAAGGTGTCCTAGGACTGAACTTGCGCCTAAAATTTTAAACAATGAAATTTCTTTAGACAAGTTTACAAATAGTTTCAATAAAGAAATTCTACAAAAAATAAAAGTACTGACGTTTGAAGGAGACTTTGGCGATCCTATATATGCTAGTAGTCTAACAAGTATATGCAAATACATAAGGAAGAACAGCAACGTTCAAATTAGAATAACAACCAATGGCAGTTATAAAAAACACAATTGGTGGCGAATGCTTGGACACACATTAAATGAACACGATGTTGTTACATTTAGTATTGATGGTTGGGATCAAGAAAGCAATCAAAAATACAGAGTTAACTCAGACTTTGACAGTATAATACTTGGCGCGAAAACACTAAGACAGTATAGTAATTGTATTATGATATGGAAATCTATATATTTTAAGTTTAACGAAAATGACTTTTATAAAATGGAAAGTTTAGCAAAAGAATTAAAATTTGATATTTTTGAGACTATACAGAGTACAAAGTTTGATAATCAGTATTTAATAAATGGTATTGATCCACTAAAGCCAGTTAATAAAGTAAGCAATAAAAGTATATTCATAAGAGAAAGTGTTAACATATCTGATCGTGATGTAAAATTATTAGTAAGCATTCCTAAAAAAATACATCCATGGGCTAAATGTCTAAACCATGAAAAAAACATGTTTATAAGTGTTACTGGTAACGTATATCCTTGTCCTTGGTTTAACAGTGGATATGTTGATAATCCTTTTGCCAAAACACATGGAAATAAATTTAATATTTTTGATAGAAGTTTAGATGAAATTTTAAAAGATCCAGATTGGAAGATATTAACAGATTTATTTAATCACGATCCTTTAGAAATTTGTAAATTAAAATGCGTGAAATAAGTTTAGAAAAAGTATTTTGTAACGTTCCGTGGTACGAAGTTCATATTAATGCCGACGGTTCATATCATACCTGCGGAGCACAACCTAATAAAATTTCTGGAACCCCGGCAGCTCAAATTTTTAATATTAGTAACATGCCTATTAGTGAATATATTAATCATCCTAAAACTTGTGGTGTTAGGAATAACAAACTTAACGGTATACCCGAATTATTGTGTGAGCAATGCTATCATGAAGAAGATAACGGAAATTATAGTAAAAGACAACGCGAATTATTAAAAAGCGTAATTTTTACAGGAAATAATTTTATAAAAAGCTTTAACGAAAGTCCGATTGCCAAACATATTTCCTATACAAAAGCTCATCAAGGAAAAACAAATATTATGCCAATAAGTTATCATGTCAGTCTAGGTAATGAGTGTAACAGTGCCTGTAAGATGTGTGATGTATACGCTAGTAGTAAAATAGCAAGTATTAAAAAGAAAGAAGGAACCTATGCTGGTCCAGTGAAAATTAACTGGACCAATGATAATAATGCTTGGTTAGATTTTTTAACTACATTAAGTCAAACAAAAAATCTAAGGGCTATTCATATCATTGGTGGTGAACCTTTTATAATGCCCAGGTTTGTAGAACTAGTAGATTACTTAATTGCTAATAACTTAACAAACATATATTTTGGAGTAACAACCAACGGAACTGTTTACAATAAACTTTTACTAAAAAAATTAAGTAAATTTTCACATCTAGATTTAGGCATAAGCATAGAGGCTGTCAGTAACTTAAATGATAAAATACGTGTAGGATCTATTAAAATAGAAAAAATAATAGAAAATATAAGGAAAATTATACTATATAGATCTGATAATTTTTTTATTACTCTAAGAACTGTTCCAAGTATTCTTAGTATACCCGAATATGACACCATGTTAGATTTTAGTTTAGATGTTAACATTCCAATAATGAGTAATATGTTATCACATCCTTCATATTTAAGAATAGAAAATTTACCGGTAGATAAGAAAAAAGAGTTGTACCAAAAGTTTACTAACTGGTTATCTAACTTTGATAAAAAATATAATATAGAAGTAATTAACAATTTCAATGACAGAGATCCTAATGAAATACTGCATGCCACTAGAAAAGAAGCAGTTAGCATACTAAATTCATTAAAATAACATGTATGATTTTAATATAACATTATCGGTTCATCCTATTTTTCAGCCTGGTTATCACGAACCTCCCATGATCCAATATGGCAGTGGTAGCAGGGTTATTAGTAAATGCATGGTAGAAGATATTATAAATCTAGAATTTTCAGGCACAGAAAATTATATCTGGATAGAATTTTTAAACAAGGATCCTAGAAAAGATACTGTAATAGATAAAGGCTGGGACAAGGCTTTAGAAATAAAAAAAATAAATGTACAAGGTTTTACAAATACACCACTACAATACTTGGGCGTATACCAGGAAAGATACACAAACTATTTAAGTTTCAATGGTAGATGGCAGTATGAATTTGAATTGCCAATTTTTACCTGGATACATAAAACCTGTAATTTTGGTTGGATTTTTGATTAATCCAAAAAAACACTGAGATTAGAAAAACGCATGCTATATAATATACATGTCATGGCACTACAAAGACAATATTATCACAGAATTACCAGAAGAGTGTGTAGGCTTTGTTTACATTATCACTAATCTTGAGTCAGGTAGAAAATATATTGGAAAAAAACTTGCTAAATTTTCAAAAACCAAGTATCGTATAGTTAAGTTAAAAAATGGCACAA